TGAAAATTCGTGTTAGGGGTGTTTTCCCTAGTGCATCTGATACACAATTCATATCCGCAACAATCGTTGATGAAGCACAGAAACGAGTATACAAAGTAGGACAGTTTAATAACCTACCAACGATAATCGGTGTAGATCCTGCATGGACTGGTGGCGATACACTAGAAATCGTAATGCGTAATGGATACTCTATGAAGTGCTTGGCAACCGTTGAAAAGAATGATGATGATATGCGTATGGCTAACCTAATAGCACAATTTGAGGACGAGTACAAAGCCGATGCAGTATTCATAGACCAAGGTTACGGCACTGGTATTTATAGTATTGGCAAATCAATGGGTAGAAAATGGCGGTTAGTTGCCTTTGGTGGTGCATCGCCTAACAATATGTACCTCAATATGCGTGCGTACATGTGGGGTGAGATGAAAGAATGGTTAAAAGAGGGCGGTTCAATTCCTAATGAACAAGGATTATATGATGACCTCGTAGGGCCAGAAGCGATCATTGATAAGAATGGCCGTATCCAACTTGAAAGCAAAAAGGACATGAAAGAACGAGGGCTACCATCACCAAATAAAGGCGATGCATTAGCCTTGACCTTTGCATTTAGGGTCAATAAAAAAGTAAATGGCAATCACAGAAGAGTAGCGAATACAGAGTACAAACCATTTGGGTAAAGGGGGAATGTGAATGTGTATGAAAGCTAAAACACCAGATATTAAGCAACCAGCACCATCGCCTACACCAGTTGCACAAACTGATGATATGGCACAAAAAAGAGATGAACAATGGTTCACAGACAAGAAACGCAAGAAAACTGGTTATGATAGTACAATCTTGGCTAGCGCTTTAAGTCAAGCGACAGGCAAAACAACATTAGGCGGTTAATATGAGTACTATCTTATCAAGCCTAGCAAGGCAACCTACAGAAAAGCCTGTAACTAAACCAAAAGACTACAAGAAAATAAAAGCTAAATTCAATCAGATGTTCACCAATCGTCAAAAGTACGTTGAGAAATGGAAGATGATTAGAGACTATCAGTTGCCATTCCTTGGTGTGTTTGATGGTGAACAAGACCAATCTAAGTTGTATACAGATAAAATCCTTACTGGTATTGCATGGGAAAGTTGCCAGATATTTGCAAGTGGTGTAATGAGTGGAATGACACCGCCTAGCCGTAAATGGTTTAAGCTAACCATGGAAAATACGGATATGGCGGCGAATAGCGATGTAGCAAAAGTATTAGATGAACGTGAAGAGATATTGTATGCAGTATTTGCAAAATCCAATTTCTACAATGTGGTTCACCAAGTCTATATGGAGTTACCATTCGGACAAGCACCGATGTCAATCATGCCTGATGGTAAAGTCGGTGTACGTTTCACATCGTATCCAATCGGTACTTACGCATTAGAATGTAATGCTAATGGTGAGGTTAATACGTTTGGGCGGAAATATAACATGACTTGCGACCAACTCGTGGAAGAGTTTGGATATGATAACTGTACCGATAAGATTAAAAACGCATACGATGATGGCAAGGGTAACGCAACTGTATATACTGTTTGTTGGCTAGTATGCGAAAACAAAGACCGCAACGGAAAACTGGGTAACAAGAACATGCCTTACTCCTCTATTTACTGGGTTGAGGGGAGCAGAGACGATGAAATCTTGCGACATAGTGGCTATGAAGAATGGCCTATTCCGATTGCACGGCACACTACACATGATCTAAATGGTTATGGTAAAGGTAGTGCATGGTTCGCACAATCTGATGCGATGATGTTGCAGAAGTTAGAACTAGACCGATTAACAGCTATTGAGTTAGGTGTAAAACCACCAATGGCCGTAACATCTGATGTAATCGGTAGCGTATCACTGTTTCCAGGCGGTATAACAGAGGTCGATACAGGCGGTAAGGTTGAACCTATCTTTAACGTAGGTATCAACCTAGATTGGATTATGCAACAAATCATCGAAGTTAAAGACAGTATCAAGCGTGCATATAGTGCTGACTTATTCCTAATGCTGGATAACATGGACAATGGACAAATGACGGCAAGGGAAGTCATGGAACGCACGCAAGAGAAGCTACAACAATTAGGGCCTGTAGTGGAACGGCTACTATCTGAATTTCTTAATCCGATTATCGAACGTACCTATGCGATATTAGATCGTGCAGGTGTGTTTCCGCCAATCGATGAAGCATTAGCGGAAGAATTAAACGGCCAAGATGTCAAGATAGAGTACATTTCACCATTGGCACAGGCACAGAAAGTATCTTCATTAACTTCAATCGAACAGTATTTTGCGTTCCTTATGTCATTAGCACAGGGCAATCCTAATATCCTACAAAAATTTAATTTTGAGGAAGCAGCGGATTATTATGGTGTTAACCTCGGTGTACCTGCAAAAGTAATTGTATCGAATGACGAATATCAAGCTAAGATGGAAGAACAGCAACAGGCACAACAAGAACAAGAGGAACAAGCACAAATGATGCAAGCGGCACAATTAGCACCTCAAATGGCTAGTGCAGCTAAACAAGCAACTGATGCAGCAAATGATGGAAACCCTGTAATGCAACAGTTAATGGGAATGGGGTACTAGATGAAACAAAAAAGAGATTATATGCGTGAGCGTGATATCGAAGCGCTAAACCACGTACTGAGCGATGAACTCGGTAGGTGGTTTTTTTATCGCATTCTTGACAGAGCAAAACTGAATAGCCAATCATTCACAGGCAACAGTACAACATTCTTTAACGAGGGAATGAGGGCTGTTGCTATTTTGTTGCAAAACGATTTAGGAAAGATTGGCGATGGTGTAGAGGGTGTTAAGAAATACCACCTAGCACAAATAGAAAATATTCAGATGCAGAAATATTTTAAAACGCTTGAAGAAAACGAATTAAAGAAAGGTGAATAACCATGGATGAAAATTTAGAACAAGGCACAAACAATAACACGGATAGTGCAAATGGTGGTACACCACAGGACACGAACACACAAGACCAACAAAGTACGATTTTAGGCGGTGGCGGTGATACTAACACAGACCAACCTGCAGAACCTACTGTATATGATTTCTCAACTGCATTTGAGGGTGGCGAAGTCGACCAAACCATCGCAGATGAGTTTTCAAAAATGCTTAATGGTGTAGGCGCAACGCAAGAGCAAGCATTACAGATGGCTAAGTTTGGCAATCAATATGCAACCAATCTTGTAACGGCCTATGAGAACCAAAAGCAAGAAGCACTCAAAGCACAATACAAAGGTTACGCAGAAAACGCTCGTGAGGTATTAGGTAACAAATTCGATACTACTGTTAGCCAAGCGGCCGCAGGTGTTGAAGCAGTAGAAAAGACAATTCCTAATATCCGTGAAATCCTAGCTGAAAATGGCTTGGGTAATCGTGTAGAAGTAATTCAACTATTCGCACATATTGCTGGTATGGCAAGCGAAGATAGCAACGCAGGGAATAACAGACCTGCAAATAATCAATCGGATGAAGCTATTAGACGGAATATGTATCCGTCCATGTTTAAAGACTAAAGGAGATTAATTAATGGCTACAATTGGAACTAACAATCCTACATTATTGGATTTACAAACTCGTATGGATCCAAATGGTAAAATTGCACAAATCATTGAGCAATTGAACCAAACAAACGAAATCATTCAAGACATGACAATGATTGAATGTAATGATGGCACATCCAACAAAACAACTGTACGTACTGGATTACCATCCACTACATGGCGCATGTTGTATGGCGGTGTACAACCATCTAAATCCACTACCAAACAAATCATTGATACTTGTGGTATGTTGGAATCATATTCCGAAGTGGATAAAGACTTAGTTAAACTTTCTAATGACCCTGTAGCGTTCCGTGCAACAGAAGATGCTGCATTTGTTGAAAGCATGGGCCAAGAAATCGCACGCACACTTTTTTATGGTGATGAAACTACACCAGAAAAATTCATTGGCTTATCCGCACGTTTCAATACATTGGATGTGAAAAAAGCTGATTGTGCTAAAAACATTATTGATGCAGGCGGTACTGCTAACCTTGCCTCTATGTGGCTCGTAGGTTGGGGCCCTCTTACTGTACATGGTATTTATCCACGTGGCAGTCAAGGTGG